CCCAACGTTTGTTGGGCCTCAACTGAGATACTCTCTCGGTAAGTATTCCATACACCCTTAGGGAGTTCGACTACGAGGATGCCGACCATGTCTGCGAGAACACGCGTTAATGATGGAAGATTTCAGGAATGCGGTAGCTATTACGCATTCGGAAACCTCCAAGATTACGCGTGCATCACACATGGTCCGTATGAGAGTTGTGCAGATACTGTGGGCGAGTTCAAGACGAGTAATCGTTTTGACCTTGTCCGCACCTTCACACACTTTCCTACTGTCACTGGGGCGGGTGAATTCGTTGGATATCCTATCCAATATCACCCCGGACCAGATGACCCACGCGGTGCATGGCCAGCTTACAATCTGGCCACACTAAATGCACTTGCATGGGAGATACTCGCCAAGACTAATCCGAGTGTTCCTGATGTGAACATTCCGGCTTACCTTGGGGAGTTGAAGGACATCCCGGGCACGATGAGGGACTGGGGCCGGTCTCTAATTAGAGACGCCGCTAGGGGATATATCTCCTACCGGTGGGCCTTTCGTCCACTCGTCAAAGACCTCAAAGCATTGTATAATTTCCAACGTTCGGTTAATAACCGAATGACGGAACTTTATGCTCTGCGCGATGGTCGAACCTTGAAGCGACGGTGTCACCTCGTCAAAGACTCTAGCAAAACGAGTACTACTCCCGTTTGTCACGGGATAAGATTCTTTTTGCAATGCCAGAGAGACGTCGTGATGAAAACCGAAAGCTGGGGTACGGCGGAGTGGAAACTCCTACCGGACTCCAAGCTGCCTACACTTGGTTATGCGCCCCTTGAGGGGTTGGCTCATCAAGCTGTTGGCGGTTTTGATCATTACGGAGGCATCAGCAATGATGCCGCTCTCGCTGCTGCATGGGAGTTAACTCCATGGAGCTGGCTAGTAGATTGGTTTTCTAATGTTGGTACTTGTATCAACGCTAGTAACAATCTACTGGGTCTGACGTTTGGTCGAATCAGCCTGATGCGTACGTCGACTTCCAAGTCGAATTACACGAACGTATCAGGTCCAATTCCTTCTCAGTACACCCTTAATGGGTGGTATGAGGAGGAGATGATTCGAAAGGAAAGATTTCCAGTCTTTCCTGTGATCCCGTTTCCTCTCCCTACCCTGCCTGTTCTCACGAGCAGGCAGTTGTCGATCCTAGGTGCTTTAGCGATCCTTAAGGGCGTTAAACCCTAAGGGTCACTAGTCATCTAGGAGGATCTCGCATGTTAGCAAACCCCTTGGTTCTTCCTCAGGTTGGTGGAAACATCAGCGTGACGAAGATCAACCAGGACTTGTACTCGTCAGAGTACTTGTTCCGCAGTTCAACGAGTCGGTACGTCGCCAAGATTCGTCATTCCAAGACGAAAAAGGGCGCCGACGGGGTCGAGTATGATCGGCACAACTTTGAAGTTGTGCAGACCATCTTTGCCTCGGGGAGCGTAGCAGAGTACGAACGCAAGTTCTACTTTGTCTACGAAAACCTCCCGTCCGACACAAGCGTGGATCTCGCGGACGCGGTGGCTGATCTGATGATCGCCACCTCGAACGCGTTCCTCGTTTCGTTGCAGAACTGGGAATCCTAATACGATCCAGACACAACTATACGTGGAAAACGTATAGCTGTTAGGCTACCTTGTAGGTAGTCCGTGGACCGATCGTAGATTCTCAGGTTGGTTGTTAAGGAGTTCGACTGACAGCATGGGACATTTTCATGGAGTTAATCCACGTATGTCTAAATGCCATGTTAGCGAGCTGAGCAACGTCTACCGATGCCTCTTCCAAGATGCACGGTCGGCGTTCCCGACGCTGGAGATGGAATTTGAGAGAGATCTCACCCGTCTCCTGAGTCTCGTGGAGCAAAGGGGAATACAAGTTTATCTTGTAGACCTCCCAGCTGTTGGTAAGCACCTAGATAGGTGTCTTGCCGGCGGCCATTACGAACTGTCAGGTTTACCTCTGACGAAGAGGTTTTCTGGCAGAGTAGTGATCCCGAAGTTTCTTCGGGGACTCTACTTAATGGTTTTTCACGAGACAGGTCGCTTGAAGGATGACGCAGACACTGAGGCTATATACTTCCTGCGGCAAATTTTATTTGCTGCAAAGAAGGCTAACCTCGCCTGCACCGATGACAAAGTCGTGAACGAAGTTCTCGAATTTGTCGCGGTCGATGAGTCGTTACCAGAACTCGATGAGTTCTGGAGTTCGGAGCCCACTAACTCTAGTTACAGAAAGGAAACAGACTATGGAGGATTCCAAAAGTCTGCCCTGTATGCGACCAGAATTAGTGCTCTGCCTCCGCATAAGCGTGGGCAACTCACAGTCTTCCTGGCTGCTCTTGACTTCGTGTCAGGTGCAGTTACCTCCGCACTCGGATCATACGATCCAAGTGAGTGGAGCTTCAAGCACGGACCAGGCGCTGTTTCAGAGACCGTTGGCCCTTCCAATAAGTACTATTGGAAGAACTGGTCGGATTCTCTGGAAAGCGAATACCCGATCGCCGACTATGGTTTCCATAGTTACGCGAGTTGGGCAGACAGAGCAAACCGTGGCGACTGTGTTGGTACGCAAGTACCTCAAAGTCGACTGGTTGCTGTTCCGAAGACCTACTCGAAACCTCGGCTCATTGCCGCGGAACCGAGTGAGAACATGTGGTGCCAGCAAAATTGCTGGGACTACTTCTCTCAGCGATGCAGAGACACTTGGATTGATCAGTTTGTTCGCTTCCGCGACCAAACTCTCAATCAAGAACTTTGCAAAGCTGGCTCTTTGGATGGCACGTTGGCTACCGTTGATTTATCAGCGGCTAGCGACCGTGTTACCTGTCACGCGGTAGGCCAGTTGTTTCGGAGTAATCCGAAATTACTAAGGTGTCTACGCGCGTTTCGTACCCCTTGGGTCGGACAGACTTTGACGCAAAAAGCGCCAGAGAAAATCCGGCTGAGAAAATTCTCAACAATGGGTAACGCCTGCACTTTCCCGGTCGAGTCCCTGCTCTTCTTTTGCATTGCTGCCGCCGCGGTGTTGGTACACCGCGGCAAGCGTCTTTGCATGAGAGAGGTCGAGACTCTAGTAGGGGAAGTGGCCGTCTTCGGAGATGACGTAGTCATCCCCGTTGACAGTCGGGAGCTGTTTGTAGAAGCACTTGAAATCTTAGATTTCAAGGTCAACGCAGGTAAGTCTTTCTGGACTGGGAAGTTCAGAGAGTCTTGCGGCGTTGATTCCTTTAACGGGGTCACTGTGACTCCCGCTTATTGGAAAACCTTCTACGACGGCGGACCAGAGTCGTTAGCAAGCGTAGTCGAAACGCACAATAACTTCTACCAAAAGTTCTTGTTGCGTACTTCGGCTTATCTTGCGTCGACACTACCTAGGCTTGTGGCCAACGTAGCTCAACACTCTGGTGCCTTCGGTCTGAAGACTCGTTTACCTGTGGCGAATCCCTCACTCCGTGAGAGATATAACGACCACTTGCAACGTTTCGAGATCCGTACTTTGACGCTTATTGCGTCTCAGTCAAGATCGCCGACCGAAGACGACACTGCATTACTTCAGTTCTTCACTGAAGATCCGGGTCCTGGAATTCCATGGACTCACGGAGTACTGCAGCGACCACGGCTTCAGGTGAAGCCGCGGTGGGTATCGTATACCGATCTGGCCGCTCAGGCCAAAGGGTATTCGAGGGAGATCTAAATGATGGCTCAATCGACTAACGCTGTCCCGACCCTCTGTTAATAGCAGAGGATAGATCAGGTTAGGAGATATGCCACACATTAAGATTGGGAATAGGACGCTGTGCC